ACGACCCATAGCTTGTCTTAAATCAAACTCTAATACTTGCAGCTTATCTGGGTCAGTTTCATTAGCTATCATTTCCATTATTTCTTGAACACGGCTCATTTTAATTTTTCCTTGTAGCTAGAGAGACGTTCGCCCGAAGCGCAGCAATATCTTCATCAGATTCTATTTCTGCCCGAGCAAGTTGAGCTTGCTGTTGAAGTTTAGCGGCTTCAAGTTGAGCTTTTTGTTGATCTGCTGCAGCTTTACGTTGTACTTCAGCTTGTTGTATCTGAAGCTCTTGTTGTTTCAACATAACAATAGGATCAGATTGTCCTGTCCCAGCTGCTTGTTGAGCCATTTGACTAATTTGTTGAGTAGCCATTGCTGTTGCCTCCGCTAATGCTGCCTCTTGTTGTGGATCCATTACCATGCCCTCAGCAGGTATAGGACGACCAATAATCTGCTCTACCTGTTGCTTATACTTCATACCCAAATGCTCTTGCATGTGCGCCATCAAAACTTGACTAGCGACCTGATTCTTTTGTATATTTGGGTCTTGTAAAAATGCAGAATGTGTAGCAACGTGAGCGTCGTGGTTCTGACTTTCAAACGCTTTTAACGGCTTGCCTATTAAAGAATCTATGTTTTCACTTACAGGGTCTTTAGGTATTGCCTCATCCTTTGGCGGTAATATATCATCTATATTTTGTATTCCTAAAGCAGAATACATCCTACGGTACGCTTCATGTAGATCATGTATTTGCGGAGCAGTTTGCGCCATTTGTAGTTGAGTTTGCGCCATAGTCACCCTTTGACTCATACTAAACATCGCAGGATCACTCACTGGCACTACATCAATTCTATCGTCGAAATCATCTATTTTAGCTTCAGAATTAGCATTAGGTACTTTGTAGGGATAAGAATTAGGAAGAAAATTCTTTATAACTTCTGCTAAGATACGAAGTTCTTGCCTCTGAGCGTAGTGAAGACGCTTATGGATAGCTGATAAAATCTTTGTGCCTTGTTCTAATAAGGCCACTGTTGTGCCTACAGGGTTCGCCTGACTCCCTTCGCCTACGTTTAGGTCAGTTACAGAGGCAAAACGTCTACCGCTTTCTATGAGGACGCCTAGCATCTGTAAAAGGGTGCCAGACGGCTCTTTATACGGTAAAGGCATGATTGCCTCGCGTATAGACGATCCTGGAGCATCTACATCTCTAAATTCTCCAGGCTGTAGGGGCAAGTCTTCATCGCGAACACGTAATCCTCTTGCTTTAAACCCAGCAGGTAGATTAGCTAATGTTCCTGCATCAATGAGCTGACGTAAAATAGAAGTTGCTGATTTAGTTAAGCCCCCAATCATATGTATGAGGCCAAAACCATAAAATCCCAATCCTGGCATGAATTTATAATGGGTAAAATAACGAATTTTTCTCTTTTTAGCGTCATCTTTTTTGTAATTACGACGAATAGATAAAATTTCATTACTGTCTTCGTGAATCGTTACAATATATGGAACAGCTATGCCTGTTTCTTCTCCGTCTTCGTCCACATGCCCAAATCCTGGAAGATCAAGGTCAACGTGCATTTCTAAAAGGGTAATACTGTCTTCGTTTTGTATTGTTCTACGAAATCCAGTTAAATCTGCAACTTTTTCTTTAGCTTCGTTTTCATTTAGAGAGGCACTATCTTCTTGTATTTCTGTTTCTCTATAAAACCCGTCAACTTGTAACTTGAGAATATCATTCGAGTTCATAGTTACAGAATGTGTGATCCGAGGGCAAGTATCTAAATTAGACTCAGTGTACGAAACGACTAAGTCGTCAGGCATTACAAACTTACTAACTGGTCTATTAAGAGTAGGGTCAAAATAAGTCTTTTTAAACGTAGACCCAGAAAGAGGAAGGTAAAACAACATCTGGTCTAGCTCTGGATCATACTCTTCCATGACATCTAGAACCATAAAGTTCATATAATTACGAACACGTTCCGCTTGTTCCTCTATCTCTCGGGTATGCTCGCCTATAATCCGTGTTTGTACTGGTCCTCCTGGAGGGATCAGCTCTTTGTAGGCTTGCGCTTGGAACTGGGTCGCAGCTTCTGCAAGTAACGGATGGGTAACGCCAGAAGCCCCTCTAAACGGCTCATCTCGATCTTCCGTCTTAACACCCAAAAGGTCCAAACCGTCTGTATATGCATCCAACCAATCTTGACGCGACTCCAAATCGTCTTTGTAAGACGCAATAAGGTCTGAAGAAAGCTCTTGAAGGTCTCTTTCGTCCATTTCTTCAGCGAGGTTAACGTAGAAATCACCTTCTTCATCATTTTCATCCTCTTCAACATATCCAACAATCGCGCCACCGTCTTCTAACATTACAGTGTCGTCTTCAGAGAAAAGAGAGGGCTGTTCTTCCTCTACAACTTCTATTTCAAGCTCTTCTGAGGGTGTTTCAACCAGTTGTGCAATAGATTTTTCAACAGCCATAACTTACCTCAATAATATGTAAAACTTTTTAGTTTATAATCTAGTTCATCATCTTCGTAATCGGAGGGTTGACGTATAAACCCACCCTGCCTAAAGCGCAAAAGGGCTTGCGTCGTAGAATCGACCAAATCGTCGTTTTCTCCGTTAGGGAATTCACATAATTCTTCGATAAGTTCCTCTCCGAACCTCGTTTCTGGTACCCAGACCAGTCCAGACTCGAAAATGGGTGCCACAGCGTTAGTCCGAGCAATTTTATCATTCCCTCTAGTAGGTGTATAATTTTGTACGGGTATGCCCATAGCCCTCAATTCCTGAGTTAAAGGCATCCCAGAGGCTTTCGCTTCGATAATAACTGAATCAGGCTCCCAATGTATATAACTTTCGTAAGCGATTTTCTTTAACTGAGGAAAATCAAGCCTATCTTTGACGGAATCTAGTAAAACTATGTGGTAATTACCGTGGTCCTCGTCGTTTTTAAAGACTCCCCACGTTGTAATTGCACTAAAATCCGCTTTTTCGTTCTTTGAAAACGCTGTATCATAACTTTGTATTATGTATTCGGGGATAGGAGGCTCAATTTTGTCCCAAGTCATAATCCATTCACGTTTTATAATGGCACCTTCGCCACCAGTAGGCTGTTGCATCCACTGTGCAGCCCATTTTGCGTGTGGCAAAGAAGCACGAACTCCTTCTAACTCCTCAATTTTCCAAAATTCAGGCCAACAAGGGTTCCCAGAGGGCATAATTGCAGGAAATTCTATAACTTCCCATTGATCAGCCTTTGGATCAAGGGCTTGAGCCTTAATTAGCTGGCCTGTTAGGTCTTTTTTCGACCATCTTGTCATAACAAGAATGATTGTTCCTCCAGGCTGGAGACGCTGACGAGGACCAGACGTATACCATTCATACGCTGATTCCATCGCCGTTTCGCTCATCGCATCTTGTTCCGAGTGGGGGTCATCAATTATAAGAACATCAGCACCACGACCAGTAATCGCACCGCCAACACCAGCCGCAAAGTATTCTCCGCCTTTTGCCGTCTCCCATCTTCCTGCAGCTTTAGAGTCTGCTCTTAGAGAAACGTCAGGAAATACCTTTTTATAATCATCGGTATCTACAAGGTCACGAATTTTACGACCAAAACGTACAGCCAACTCGCCTGTGTGCGTAGCTTGAATAATTTTTAGATCAGGTTTAAGACCCAAGAGCCAAGATGGAAGCATATAGGACGACATTTCTGATTTCGAATGTCGTGGACCCATATTAATAATTACACGTTTTAATTCACCTCTAGCTACGCGATTAAACGTCTGCGACATTTTACGGTGATGGTAGCCTTCAATAAATGATGGCCACATTAACCTAACGAAACTTAAAAAATCGTCGCGTGATTGTTTACGAACTTCGCGTTGTTTTAATTCTTCGGCGATTATAAACGCTTGTTCCGCTTTTTCGCGAGGAAGGTGGGAAAAATCTAAATTATCAAGCATTAATCACCCATCTCTGGAAACAGCTTGGAGGATTTGTCAGAGTAATAGTCCCTATCCGTGCGGAAGGTCGTACTAGGGTCTGGATCTTTCATTGGCGCACCCATATAGGATGGTCTTGATATAGCTAACTCTCTTTGCATATCCATATCGACTAAAAATCCTGGCTCTGGATCTACATCATAAAGACTATCTATATTTTTAGATTTTAAAACAGTATTAATTTCATCGTCTACTTTTTCTATAGCTTTCCGTAAAGTCATTCCTGGGTTTTGATCCATAAAATCTTCAAGTAATTCTAAACTAATTGGAGACGATAACGCTTCTCCTGCGTCACCTTCCCTTTCAACTAACTCTACAAGTTCTTGTTTTTTAACACGTACCGGCTCAGAAAAATCTCTTAAAGCATCATCTATTTTTAATTCCTCCCCTGCATCATCTAAAAGTGGGGGTAATCGTGGTCCAGCTAATCTAGGCATTCCTGCTAATTCTTTTAATTCTGTTTTTAATTCATTTAAATGATATATACCTTGTAAATCCCCTTTAGGAGAATCTTTTGTTAAGTAAAAAACATTACGAAGTTGGTTTTGTACAAAAGGTAAATTATCCAAGAGCGAAGAACCAGTAACCTTGGGTAATGTTTTTGCAGCAGCTTTTGTAGCTGTCGCCGCGCCCATCGGTAAATCACCGATTACTTTTGCAATTCCTGTTGCGGCTATCGGTAAAGCTGCAATCCCTTGCGTAACTTTCCGACGATCTAAATCAACGTCTTTAGTAGGACTACCTTTCGGCAACATCCGCTTTATACCTTTAGCCATAAGCGCAGTTGCTGGAAACGCTTCAAGCGCACTTAAGCTAACCGTCGCAGCTCCAATACCTTTTCCAACTAAATCATCAGCACGTTTAAATTCTCGCGCTCCTTCTTGGCCACCATATAACGCTTCGGCTGGTGAAAAAGTAGCCGCGCCTAATGAACCTAAAATCGACTCTGCGTTAGGGTTTCCGAAAATATCTTGGGCTAATTCAACAGCTTTATAATTATCCATACCAAATTTATCGCGTAATAAATTTGCTACAGTCCTAGTAGACCGTTCACGAAACGTAGGATTATACGCTTGTATCCCTGTTGCTTTCGATAATATTTCTTCGCTAGTTTTCATAATTACATCGCGTCTAATGGCACTGCGCTACGCATTTCTCCAGATGCCTTTTTCGCATCCTCTGATCTTTCCTGCTGCATTTTAGCAACAGTCATTTTAAAATTATTATAAATAGTATCAAATTGTTCAGGATCCATCCGATAAAAAACATCAGGGTCTACGCCCATAGCTTGACCAACTTCTTCCTCAGCATCTAATCCTGTTTCGGTTGCTCCTGTTATAGCATCTATTGGTAATCCGGCAAGACCAAAAGCTGCTTTAGGTAATGCTCTTGCGGCTCCAGTTAAAGCAGCTATTCCAATATTACCACGTTTAAATGTTTCGCCAATATCTATTGGACCTTTTTTATCAAAAACCCCTTCTTGTATCGTCGATTTTAACATAAAGTTAAAACGATCACGATCAAGAGTTCCTTCGTCTAATTGTTTTTTAACTGAAGTATGAAAATCATCAATCTCATTTAAATCTTTAAAATAAATATTTTCAGCTTTAGATTTTTCAACACCGTTTTTTAAATTAAAGGTAAGTGCCGATTTAGCGTGTTGGTATCTTGCTTTCCTAGCCGCCTCGATTATTTCGTCAGGACTAACGTCCATCGTCCTTGTAACTGCGCCGCCAAGTATAGAAGGACTTTTATCAAACGGATAGCGTTTAGCTTTATCAGCTGTAAAACCATACCAACGACCAACGGCATCTTCATCAGGAGATAACGTCTGGCCAAGACCTTTAATTAAGTTCTCACCTCGAAAAGCTCTAATACTTTGATCAGGCGTAACTTTATCAGACATTTCTAGTAGGGATTCCACCTATCCCATAATAAGGACGAATTGGACCCATCATCAAAGGAGGGAATCCTGAATTAGAATTAGAGGGAGGACTAAACGGACTGTTCAATCGTGGCAGTGGATACCCTCCTGCATAACCTGCATAAACTTCTGGTAAATTTTGTACAGGGTCAAATATAAAACCGCCCTTTGGACCTTGATATTTTTCTTGACCGAAAAGATCATCTGGTGAAGTTATCTCGTCAACTGGTTCTTCTGGGTCTCTAATAATATCCTCTTGGTCACTTTCTCCTGCTCCATCTCTTCCACCACCTTCTGGGTATTGGTTTTGATTTTGACCATATCTTTCGTTATAACTACTTTCACCACCAAATAACCGTTCAAGAAAATTAGGACGATCATAAATTCCTACATCTACTTGAGCATTAGCACCGCTAGTTAATCCAGGAATATCAGGTTGTTTGTTAACTAAACCTGTAGCTAATTCCGAAGCTCTATCTATAGCTCTCGTTCCCGCACCACCCGTTGCTACATTAAATAATTGACCTAATCCCCCTTGACCAGGAGCAGATACAAAAGGTTGCCCGTCTGGTCCTGGCTGACCTTCGATCCCTAATTCTCTATTAAGACCAAAAGCTGCTTCAAGACCCGCTAACGGTATCCCCATTGGAGTCATAGCAAAAAGACCTCTTGCTACCAGTTCCGAATCACTCATTTCACGGGGTCTACCAACAACACGTCCGAGATCAGTTATATCACCTTCACTTAATCCAGGACGAATTGTATTTGGCTGTCTATATCTTGAAGAATCTTCGCCTAATTTATCAGCATAATCCGCATAAGTTACAACTTGCTGAGGTTTGTCCGTTTCTTGTAATATTTGTTGCCTTTCGTATTCAGCCTTTTCTGCAGGACTAAGGTTATAGTTCTTCATAGTTACGAACATTTTCCCTTGGCCATAAGGGTCTTTATATCTTTCATATGCTTGCTGGCGATAAAAATCTTGTTGGCCTTTAGTCATACCCGCTCTTTTATCACCAACCTTTAAACCTAAAGCTCTTTGCGCAGCAGTAATTCCTCGACCAAACGCCGTTGAACTTCCCGCAGCAGGATTATCACCCCTCGGATTAGTATCCGTAATTCCCGCAATTCTTTCAAATTCAGATTGGGTAAAACCTTTATTATCCGTTAAAAAATCACCCTCTTCATCAAAAGTATCTTTGCTAGGATCATAACTTCCTGATCTTCTTTGTTGATCTAAATCGGCTGCTGTAAGGGGAACACTTTGACTTCTTGCATTTAAAAAATCAAATAAAGGTTCTGTAACAGGTCCAGTGTAGGGTTTCCCTCCTTTTAGAAACTCTTGTGATGAGAAATCTGGTGTTCGACCAACACGACGGCCAAAATTTTGAGCATTAGGATATTGAGGGTTTATATTTAAATAATCATCATATGGAGAAGGAGGAGTAGCTTGGTCTCTAGCAAAGTCAAGTGCTTGCTTTCTCGCTCGCGCAGCATCTTCCGATTGACGATTTTGTTCTTGACGCTGTTGTTCTTGTTGTTGAGCAGCTAGTTCATCACGGTATCTATTAAGAGTATCTTCCATCCCCCCGCGATCTTGACCGCCGCCGCCACCACCACCTGTGGCACCTCCACTAGGCGAATAAGTATCAGAGGTTACACTGTCTTGACCCTCATTCATACCGCCGCCACCATAATCGTCAAAACTGTCGATGCCGTAACTTTCGTCAATATCATCATAAGCAGGAATACCCATTGGTCCTGGTCTGCCAGACCCTCCTAAAAACTTCAAAATATCAGCCTCCTCAGGCGTGATATATGACAATATATGATCCTGACCACGAATGTCAGCACGACGAGGGGGATTGCTCATTAGATACCTCCAAAAATATATGCGGAAAAAGATATACTAATTTTTTATCTCTGACTAGGGATCTTGGACCATTAATAATAGTATGAGTGGTTTATGTAAATTTTTTGTAAAATTTTTTGGCATATCTCGAGGCTGCTATAAGACGATGTTGTTTATATAAAGTCCGTGCGCGGATTTAGGGGTGGTGGGGGTACGAAAAAGCCCCAGCCAGACCGTGTCCGACTGGGACTCAAAAAGTAAGGCTGGGACCGCGAAGCCCCAGCCAGTGGGCTAGACGCCCGCTTTAAGTAAGCCTTTAGCCAAGAGACCTTTACGATAAAAAGTCAGGATACGAGTAGACGTCTGGACAGTAGACAGCACGCTATCGCTATCGTCCAAAGCCTTAATCAAATCCGCTTGACTAGCAGTACCACCGAGCTGGTCAAGCGTATAAAGAATAGCTTGGGCTTGGGGTGGCAAAGGCTTTTCAAGCGCAGCCATTTTATCAGCCGCATCCGGAGCCAAAGACAACTTAATATTACCGCGACCGTTAGCAGTCGGGGCAGGGATACCGCAACGCGCAATAGAAGTGGCGTCGACAGTAGGAGTTACAGTGGCAGAAGTAGAAGGCTTAGAAATCTTAGACATATTCAAATCTCCAATCAAATCCGGAGACGACAACCGCGCCGTCTCAACACGATTAATTATAGCGATTTTCTTACTATAGTAAACCCCCTGCTCATACTTTATTTATTATCAGCTGATAGTTGATAACTATACTATAGTAAGAGCGAAACAACGCCAGTCAGACAGTCAGTCAATCAACGCCCCCGCGCAAAAAGAGAGCGTGAGCGAACTTGTACCCACGCTGCTGCTTTCTTATGATGATGAAGAGTCCCTCCTCCTTTCCCTCTCCATCTCAACGCATACGCACGACCAGAAGCCAACGACTGCAAACCACACAAAGATGAGTAACACGACAATCTTCCACTCTTCCATGATCATGACCCCAGCTGCTGGGCATGACGCCAACCAATCATTTCCATCATAAGGTCAGCTTTATCGCGACCGCCAGCGACACCTGTCTCATTTTCCACAGCTTCTTGAAACAGGAGAGAGACTTCCCTAGGAACATGATAAGACTCACCATCCATCCAACGAATAGATCGAGCGTGGATAGGGTCTAGAGAAAGAAGACCATACTTATGATGGGACAGATAATCAAAGCCATCGCAACCCACGTCACCATACTCAGGTAATGAGACTAGAGACAACCGACCATTTTCAACGCTAACAGCTTCCATAACTTTCTTCCTTTCTATAACTAACTACCTTTATACTATAGTATAGTAAAGCAGCAATTTAAAGTCAAAATAACGTACAAAATAAACAAAGTTATCAGCTCCCTTACGCGAGTCAATCAATCAGACAATCAATCAATACCTTTGATAAAATCAAAGGAAAGAAGTCAATCAATCAATATGCGTGCTGCTTATGATGATGAAGGGTAGTCAGTCAGTCACTCAGGAACAGAGGATGATGAAAGGGCGACCAGCAGATGCCAGCCGCCCAAGGGAGATTAGTCAAGTTTGATATATTCTTCTTCAGTCAACAGCTTGCGATAGAAGTCATAGATACGCTTGGGAGCCTGGACAGTCTTAAGACCATTATCCACTAGTGCATCAACGATCTCGCCTTGCGTAGCAGTACCGCCCAATGCTTCAAGAGTATTCAGGATAATCATCGCCTGACCAGCGATCTTGCGATTAGGTATTTCCTTAGTCAAGAGGGTGACCTTGCGACCATTGAAACCTTTTGGTGCAGGTCTAGGAATACCAGAGTTACCGACAGGATCGACAACAGTTAAAGCTGTCTTCTTTGGAGCTGGTGACTTAGTCGCCTTTGGAGAAGTGGCGGTCTTCTTTGCTGCTTTGGCCATGATGGCCTCCTTTCTGCTTTCTAATTGGTAGGACACCCCGCCCTAACCATGCTCTTAATATAGTATAGTAAAGCAGCAATGTAAAGTCAAAATAACGTACAAAATAAACAAAATAATCATGCTAGTCAAAGCCGAGATATGCCACGAGTCAATCAATCAGACAATCAATCAATCAGTCGGTCAGTCAAACAAACATCAGCCAAAAACTGAGGCCAGTCAATAGGGGCATTGTATGATGAAGCAGTAGATGATGAAACACCATGGTCCATTAACCGTAGGGCATCAACCCCACGATGTAGTGTCAGGGCTTTAGGTGATGAAACCAGGATCCATGAAGCACCCCCAGCTGATGCACGGCGCATGTGCCAAGAACATTGGAACGGGGATAGTGATACTCGGTCGTTTAATGTACACTTAAGTTCAAGCCAAAACTCACGACCACCATAACAAGCATTGACGTCAGGTACTCCCTGCTGCAACGCTCCCGTCTCGATCCTCTGCCAATGGACCTTGGGCAAGTTCTTCTTCAGAGCCTGATACAGCTTCTTCTCTGTACGATACATCGTTCACTACTTTCATGTTGTCTCCGTCAAGCAGTTGCTTTAACTTTGAAGCAAGCTCTTCGTCCGACATTGTTTCAACCTTTGATACAGTTACTTCCTTCTTCTCGATATATAGCCCAGCGACTCGGCCTCTCGAGACCTCAGCCGAAATAGCTGCACTGATTTGGCCAGTTATCTTAGCCTCGTCGCGAAGATGGGAAAGTTCTGTAAGATGCGAGTCCATCGACACAGCTGCACGTTCTCGCTCGACTTGTATCAATTCTATTATATGATTTGCGATAAGAGGATTCTTACGAAGCAAGGCAGACCCTTGGACTTTTGCTCCAAATTTATGTTTGGTAAATCCTGCCCTACGAGCAGCTTCGGCTCCTGACGCTCCTTGTACATACAACTGGCAGAACTTTTTGTGTGCTGGCGTCAATGGTCTTAGTCTCTTACCGTCGGGCGTGACCCAATATAATCCGCACTCTGACGGTTCGACTGGTGTGTGTTCTAAGGTGTCCAAAGAAACTGGGGGCTTTGCCAAGATCTTCTCCATTTATGCTTAACAAAGTAAACATAATAGTTTCTCTTACCAAGCGCAACAACTATCCAATGTTGTTCTGTGTAGGTTTATACAGTGTATGTATAAGAAACTTTTGCCGCGACGTCTTATCGTTTCTATGACATTTGACAACCCTATGATTTATACTATTATAAATCTCATAGTCCAAGATCCAAGGTAGAAGAGCATTACAGCAAACATTATGAGATTATGAGATTATGATCTAGCTTTTAGTCACTCAGACACTCAAACCTGTAGGAAATAACATTGGGGGCAAAAGCCCCCAAGTTTTAGTAACGAACCCAGCCGTCTTCGATATGCATGACATCTTCCCAAGGTGCTGTGTCTCTATTGTATTTTTCGAAATGTTCTACGATCCATTTACGCCAAAGATCTGGGTCTTCTTGTAATTGGAATTGGGTAAAGCTCACTGTTAATGCATCTTTCATACAAGATGGATGTGGCTCGTAATTAAGGTTTAATGGTATAACAGTAACAACAACATACCCAGCTTGATAGTATGCTAAATATGAGATCATTTCTTCACACTCGATAAGGATAGTGCGATTAAGATCGAATTGCGAAATGCCTCCATCCTCTCGAACAAGATGCTCGAACTGAGGGATATCTTCGTTTCCTATTTTCATAACTACCCCCACCATTCTTGTGCGTCGCTGGCTGGACCATATGACGGAGTAGGTGTATCGAAAACCTCAGGCATCTTATCGACCAAGAACGAAGAGCGGCTATCGAAACTACCCAGCACTACAAGAGTATCGGTAAAGTGATACACAACTGGATAAGCAAAGATAACAGCTTCGTAACCCTCTGGCCAATAACCATACTGGTCTACCAAATTAAGGAAGGGTACAACTTGGTCAAGCTCATCAAGTGTAGCAACTAAACGGTCTTGACACGCCTCGCGCTGTGCATAAATGTAAATCATCTTTCTACCTTTCTTTATTAACTGTACATATATTATAGTATAACAAAGTAATCAATAGTAGTCCCAAAATAAACAAAATAATCACTAAAGAGATAACCCCAAGGTCAGCAGCGAACCTTGGGGCATGTTGGAGGCCACCTTCTGGTCGGCCTCGTTTCTTATGCAGCTGAGGCGTACTCGATAGCTTTTGAAAGAGCCTTAGCTTTTCGGTTAGCCCCTGCACCAAACCATGCGCTATGAAGGGCGTTACCCCCATTGGTCTCACGTCGCTTATGATCCTCGATATAGGTCACACCGTTTAGAACACCCCACCATGTACCTTTGGCAGCTTTGAGGGTAGCTCCTGGAGACTGGTCGATAGAATCAAGAACCATCTCTGAAGTCTTATTAAACTTCTCCTGCATGACGAAGTCATCCTTGGCTGACGCCTTACCTTTTTCGATAAGTAACTGTGGCTGGTACAACTCAGCGATATAGTCCATGATAGCCTCTGTCTTAGAAGACTTAGAAGCGAGGAACTCTGCCTGCTCTTTGAACTCCTGCTGCCTAACCTTAGATAACCCAAGAGCCTCCTCTGCGGCAGTACGAACATCCATATCGAACTCACGAATATGAGGCATACGGAACGCTGTACCGCCATCTTTTAAGGCGACGGTCAATGTATTATTACACACAACCCTGATAGGAGTAAACTTGATGACCATAGCCTTACCAGCAACGTGGGGCTGGTTAATGAGTAAGTAACCTTTAACCTCATCACCACCAGCAAGCTCAAAGTCTGCAGCGATCTTAGCTAGACCCCAGATCTCAGAACCATTACGCAACGAACCTGCAGTCTCCATAGTCATATGACCAGCTTCGGTAAACTTCTTGAAGAAGTCGAAGATCTGATCGTTTTGGATAGGAACGTAATCGTCGCCACAATGCGAAAGGATCCTATTATCGCTATCGCGAGTAATGAAATGGTGACCGTCGGCTGTCATAACGCCAACACCCTCATGCCATGCCGACTCATCAAGAGTATAAGCAGGACGCTTAGATACTGTCCAATCAAGCTCAGCAGCTTTCATCATCTGAGCTGGTGTCAGATCAGCAGTAACCTCGATACCCAAGCCATGCCACGGAACGTCGCCAGCCCAAGCCATAGTTTCTATTTGGTGTGCCATGAATTTCTTCCTTTCTTGCACGTTTAAGTTATAATATAGTATAGACCACCAAAACGGTGATTACTATAACAAAATAATGGTATTTAATGCACCACGATACTAACGACAAAGGTTATTGTCATTAGTACCAAAAGACCAGTAAAGAAGCTAGATAGCTTGAACTTTGGTTTCGTAACTTCAGTCGCTTGATCGAGATGCATATAGATCAGTTTTCTGTTCATTTGATATCTCCTCGTTTTTTCAAGTTTTCATATAAAGCTGATTGAAAGAGTACAGGGAACGTAGGCGAAATATTTTTCAGTTCTTCTACCAGCTCGTCGACCTCCCAAAAGGTTAACTCTTTTATTCGATTTGCCAAAGAGTGAATTTTTATTTTTTGAAGATCGTCAGTCATCTTCATACTCCACCCAACCATCTGGACCCCAAATGCTTACACCAGTAGGACGACCAGTCTGCGCTTCTGGAGGCGGTGATATTTTTGCTTTAGTAAGGGCTTTAGCAAAAAGGATAGCATACTCTACACGATGAAACTCTCCGTAGATAAAACCATCTTCTTGCACTTGATAAGGGATACCGCTTGGATACCACTGCCTATCGGCGATCTTTTCTCGCCAAGATTGAGGTAACTCAGTCATCTTTCCTAAACTCCTTCATCCATGTGTTTACGACTTCTGTAGCAGAATGTCTTGTTAGCCCAAACTCTTCCATGATATACGCGGTAGCACCGAACATATTCGTTTCGCCGCTTTCGCGAAGATCATCGAGAAACTTTTTATAGCTTTTGCTAAGACCAGCAGAATTACCCATTTTGTAAACCTTTCTACTTTCTATTTACTATATTAGTATAAGAGATCAATTAAAATCAATATATAACAAAATAATCGGGTAAGTATTCCACAGCTTCGCCCGTGCATGTTTAAGGCAAACTGAGCTTTAGATCTTTGTATCTCTATCAGACTCACTGAGGGTAAAGATACTTAGACAGCTGTGGCCTTGTGTTCCGCTTCCACACTTTAGAGTAAACAGCTGAGAAAACATTTCTTTATGAAAGGTTATGGATAAAGACCCATAATTTTCTGTAATGTTATCTTCTGTGCAGTAGCTGTTCGAGAATTACTCATACTTACTCCCCAAACGCAAAAAAAGTAAGAAAGTGTTTTCACTAGGACGTCGATAAACTCACTGCTCGTCGCCCAGAAAGGAGATTTGTTTGCCCCCTCAATTTCTATCCGCTTGTTGTGGAGCGAACTGTCCGTCGCCCCAATCTTTGCGGTCTTGTTCTTCGTTCCAACCTCGCTTATATTCTTCTTCACTCATTCTAGGTTGGTACTTTCGACCATAATAACGATCAGCAGCCCCTTGTTTATAAGGCACACTAGACATGAATCATTCTTCCATATTTTTGACGATACTGGTTTAATATCACATCTGTTAAACGTATCGGAACCGTATCACTTAAATCTTTAGCAACAAATCTTCCGAACTCTGATAATTTATAACAGTTGTCTGGTGTTCTTTCAACAAGACCTGATGAAACAGGTTTAGAAACTACACTATCAGTATTACGAAATTTATAATTCATAGCAGTTACAATTTGTTGTATAGAAAGAGAACCAAGCTCTCTATTTTTCCACAAACAAATCAAAAGTTGCCACGTCCTATACATAGAACGTGTATCATCTGCTATAAGAGCATGACGAACAGACTTTAGAGAATTATCCTCTTCAATCTCTTCTAGGTTTTGAAACAGGTCGGGGTAATGCTTATGGAGCATATAAGCGATCTGTTTAGAGGGGGTACGAAACTCTCGTTCCGCAACCGTTTTTAAGACTTTGTATGTTGGTAGCTCAATAGCTACTGATTTATGACTTTCTGGCGTTGTCATTTGACACCTCCTCGCGTATAAATGACATTCTTTCTAAAACTTTACTATATTATAACACATCATATTATAGAATAATAGATGAAAGTGCTGGCGACTAATAAGCCGCCAGCAAGTCTAAGGGAGGATTCACATAGGTTTTCTATGCACCTATTAGTTTGACACAATAATCGTCCATTATCAAGCCTGAATTTAATCGCTCCCAACCTCTTCTGTCACCAGTAACGTGCCAGTGCTTTAGGTCTTCCATATCTTTTACAGAGCTATCTCGATCGTGAATAACGATTACAGCGTCATCACTCCACTTAATGCCCCATGCAACTCGAACCGTCCAAGACCAGACTAATCGCTGAACTTTATCGTTAAAGTCTTTGACACCGTAACCATTGAACCTACGGTCTTGTTTTATGGTCGGAGGTCCAAGGACGTTTTCTAAATCAGCGTAACTTGCGTCACCGAAGCCCAATAGTTTACTGTTAGAAGAACCAGATAAAGCCCCAAGTATCATCTTGGAGTCCATGTAATCGTAGTCCATAATCATCTTTTTGACTGCACCCATAACTTTTTCCTTTCTATCGGGATCCATCCATTGACGACGAGCTATACGAAGCTCACGCATTTCTTCATCTTCTTCAAGCGACATCTTGATACGGCTCCATTTGCGCTAAATAATCAATAAGATGTTGCTTTTTCATTTCAACAACTTCATCCCACTTTAAAACTATTTCGACCCAATCATTAGCAGAATTAAGAAGCCAATGATGTTTATGGGGACAATAAAGAGTAGGGAATAAACGAGCTTCTCTAGCTTCGTTAATGTAATGACGCAGATAATCTTTTGCTTTTTGTTTTTGAGCGCAAGCCTTACCATATTCTTCTATATAATAGTCTATCATATCTTTCTCGCTTTCTAATTTAGAGGTTAGTGTAATTTAGTCTCCTCGGGCATCTCATCAATAAGCCCGTTAACAATTAGATACTCACGATAAAAGTCTAGCGACTCCTCGGCTGTAAGTATAGGCTCAAAGCCCTGACCTATAATAGCGGCGGCAAGAATATCTGCCTCCGGAGCCTCGGCCTCGTTTAGAATTTTCCACACACCCATAGCAAACTCTGCATTTATTTTAACACTGCCCTCTGACATAATTTTCTCCTCATAAAAATATAGATTTATTATACGGTATCAAAAAACGTCAATATATATCAAATTAGTGGCCAGCGAGCTTTTTGCCCCTCTTTGCGTTCATATATGTCCTTGTGTTCTTGGCGTCTTTCCTTTTATCTTTCACAGTTTTCTCATATTCGTAATAGTGAGTCACTTTATGGTTTAATTCACTTAAATAATTAGAAAACTCATCGATTGTCATATTTATTGCATTCTTTTCCACTATATCTGTACCTCCTTTGCATCACCCCAACTTGGTCCAAGATCAACATCCACTTTGCTAGGCACGTGCATCTCTACGCAAGTCTCCATAATTTCTTTTATCTTGTTAATTTGCTCTGGCGAGTTCACAGAAAAATCTAATTCATCATGCACTTGAATATGAGGGGTTATACCCTCTTCATACAACACCTTCATTGCCATCTTAGTCATATCCGCAGCTGAACCCTGAATTAATCTATTCATCGCCTTATATGTAAATGCACGTTTAATACCGCCCATACCATACTCTGCAAAAGCAGTCTTATGATCCATAATCTTACGACTACCGAACTGATTCGGTTCCCACTTATCGAAGCGACACCTCCGGCCTAACAGCGTTCTAATACTACCTTGTTGAGAGGCTCTCTGAGTTGCACGGTCGGCTAACGCTTTAACAAAAGGAACACGGTCATGATACTTAGCAAAAAGTTCTTTACCCTCTTCGAGAGTGAGACCAAGCTCTCTGGAAAGTTTAGTAACACCCATAGAATAAAACAAACCAAGGTTAATGTTCTTAGCTTGCTTACGCGGTATGTCAGCCATGTCTGCAACTATTTGGTGGAAATCTGCGTCTTTATTCTTAAGAGCCTCTACAGCCTCGTCTGCGCCCCTTAAACCCATTAAAGAAGCATAGTGGACTACGATCCGTGGCTCTTGCTGTGAGTAGTCAAAAGCCCCCCACTCACATCCTTCTTCAGGTATAAACAACGACCTTATTGCCTGACCTATTTCAGGGTCTCTAGCAGGAACCTGTTGTAAGTTTGGATTACTATAACTAAACCGCCCAGTTACTGTCCCACCGTCGTCAGAGCGTAAAGGATGAAGCTCAGCATGTATTCGACCATTAATTTGGTTTGACATAATCATTCCATCAATGAACGTAGTCCTTGCTTTATTCATCTTTCTAGCTTTAACAATCATCTTGGGTACTTCATGTTGGTGATTCTCTAGCCATGTTTGTTGAAATGATGGTGCGCCAAGTTCTGTGCGTGGGAACTCGATCCCTAATTTGTTGAATGCTTTTTCGATAGAAGCATTAGCCCAGATCTCTACTTCTTCGCCACATGCTGACTTTATATGATGAAGGGCGTCCTCCTCCTTGGCTCTAAATCCTTTTGATAATTTTGCTGTTTTATCTAAGTCTACTCGAACACCGTCCCAACGCATATCTATGAGCAAAGGAGTAATCCCAGATTCAAGATCAAAGATCGACCATAAGTCTTGTCGGGTCATCTCTGTCTTCTGCCAATCCCAAAGTTTAAGAGTTAGAAGAGCATCTTGTTCTGCGTATGGACCAACATACATAGGCGGAAGATGATGTAATCCTCCTTTAGCGTCTACGTTCCATGCTTCAGCGGCATCCCTAAGTAAGCTCTCATCTTTCCGTTCCTTTAAATATTCTTTACCGAGAGCGTTTAAAGCATAACTAAATCTATTTTCATCAATTAATGGAGCAGCAACCATAGTATCAATTATTTTATTACCATGAAGTTTGATACCCTCTCGTCGCATCCAACCGATATCATAAGAAGCATTATGACAAATAATATCTGAGCCGCCTTTGATCTGATCTTGTAACCAGTTTTTGATTAACGTCTTATCAAGGTTGCCTCCTGCCTCATGAGCTACGGGTAAATACCCAGACCAAGATTCTGTAGCTACGGCATAGCCTACAACATGGCCTTCTCCTCTTGCCCATCCAGCACCTTTTTCCCTAAGAGAAGGATCATGCGTTTCTAGGTCAATACAAATTTCTTTAGCCTTAGAAAGATCAGGTAAAAGCTCAGGAGGTGTCCACGAACTATCAGGACTAAACAATGGTTGTTGTAAAGGATTCTTTGGCATAGTTTTCTTTCCCTTTTGTTTGGGAGAGTTTACTATGTTATTAGTCATCCTGACTAGCCCTATTACACATTTCTGCATCTATTAGAAAGAGATAGCGTCTAAGGTCTCGTATATCGTCGAGGATGCCCTCTTCTCTTTGGTCAGCCTCCATAGCTGCGAAGACGTCGTAGTTATGGTTCTCAACCTGTTTTTCTAACCGATCCCATTTACGAGCCGCCATCATAAACGCACCTATACCGCCACGTTTTTTCCAACTGTCGCCATAAGACTGCTCGGCTTTATGAAGCTCATCTGGATCTTCTATACTAAGCTCCTGAACAGTGCTTATAGTCTTAGAACGTCTATCTTCTAATTCTTGCGTCTTCATATATTCTTCGTGTCTCATCTTTTTCTTTCTAGCCATTCTACACACACCTTTCTCCAATCGGTTGCTTTTATAGTTTTAGCCATGTCTATGGCCTCAGAAAGCAATCCTTCTTTATACAGCCACCATGCTTCTACCATAGGCATAGCAGTTTTATTAAACACAGAGTTTTTATACTCAAACCCAAAGTGGTCTCCTTCATGTAGCCACTCAAAAAATAAAGCCATTTCAATATCAAACCTATCTGGGTTATCTACCAGAGGTGATGGTTTAACTACTGAAGTTTCATAAAAGCAGCCGATTATACCTTTCGGTAATTTAAGATCTAATGGATCCCAAACTTCTTTATAGATATGAGCGTTATTACTTACTTGATAATACTTACCTATCTTCATACCAACCATACTTGCTACATATTCTTGTACCATACTAAAGTGAACAGCATTCGCCCCATACATACCCCAGATCATATCGTTAGAGCGATTAGTAACCGTCATGTCTAAAGCATCGTTTACACATCTAAAATAAACTTGAGTATTACAAGGCACATCTTTAGAGTCTGAGCCAAGGTCTCTGAACGGATCCCACATTTGTAATACGATACGTCGATCTAATGGATTTTGTTTTAATAAATCTATAACTTTAGAAAGCTGGTCTCTACCAAACCATTCTCGCCAACGATAGCCGTATGCTCCGTTAACATGCTCTCCATCATCAGAAAAGTCTGCCATCTTCTTAGCGAACATAGTCAAAGTTCCAAGGTCGTCACGACCCTCGATCATCCATAAGCCTTCAATAAAATGGAAAAAAGGATTACAGTTACGTTCTGGAGAAAATAAAACACGTTCATCAGGATATTTATAAACACTTGTAACAGGCGTAGGGAAACTTAACACTTCTCCATTACGAGAGTCTTGCGCAAGTAAACTTTCTGGACTTCTAAAACTCATTGTAGCTATTTGAAACAGCTCATTAACATTTCTACCTGATATTACTTTCATGGGTATCTCCCCCTCGGTGCGCCCTCTCCATTACGGACACGCTCATACTTATCGAACTCACATAAGCTATGCTCGATATCTCTCATTTCTAATTTAGGAAATCCTTCACTAAGATATTCTGAAGAGAACTTAAGAAGCTCAAGCATTTCTTCGTTCCAATCGTGCTTTCTACTTGTATAATTTAATTCTCTACCATATATGCGGTTAAGACCTCTCATGGCTCCTGGACCAGCATTTGCCCAAGTATAGATATCTTTAGCCTCGTTTAGAAGATATGTGTGTCGTAGGTCAGTAATTATTTCATACGACATGAATGGACCTTGGTACGGAAATTGCATAACAACATGCCAAGAGCGGTGAAGACTACTATCTTTCAACTCGTTAATGAGGTTATCACGTTGTTCCCACATTTGATCAATGCACCATATAATCCCATCAACTTTATCCATTCCGTTTGGAGACTTAATTATATAACCTCCAGTTATATATTTTTGTTGTTTCTTTATCTCCTGACGCGCCAACTCTGGCTTCCAATCTACATGGAGATTGTTAGACAAAAGAGTCTCACCTGTTTCGATAAGATTAAACCATCGGAATATTATCGTAGCCATCAAGACCTCAGATCGGTTCTTCAATGGGTCTCGCATATTTTCCCTAAACCAAATGGTTGTTTTGTCGTTTTCTCTAAATGGATTTGTAAAGCGATATGATTTTAAGATTTCGTCTTTAGTCCAGTCGTCGCGAGAGATACCAGCATTCCTTCTTCGAAAAATGCGGTGTCTCTCCTCGATCCACCAGAAGAACCTTTCAACAGGCTCCATTACTTCTTCCTCATAATCCAGTTTACATTATTAGCTGTTTCTGGATAAGCAGTAGCAAGGATAACTCTTTGCCAATGTTTATCGAAACGACCCTGAATATCATCAATCACATGCTGTGGCCAACGAGCAGTAGCACGATGGTTGTTTTTAAAATTATTCATTTGGGTAAACGTGCCGTAATGTCTTTCGATAACGAAGTATTTTTCGAGGAGTTCTTTGAGTTCTTGATACCCCCACTCGTAGACGTGGTCTTTTGGGAGGATATCGTTTGATCCGTCGTGGTTCGGCGTCGAGACATACGCAACGCCCCCTGTACGGAGTTTACGTGAGGCGGCTTCGATCCATGGCTCAATGAACTCTCTCCCCATATGCTCAATAACTTCAGTTGTCATAAATACATCTATAGACTCGTCCTCGACAGGAGGTTCAGGATCAAGAGTTAAATCTTGAAGGACGATACGACCTTTTCCCCCTGACATAGTTTGAAACCATTTATGTTCGTCGACAGGAAGATTATCGTCCACCCACCAGTCGTCAAGGCAAGCCGGATCAATATCCATGCCCGTGTAGCTGTTTACGATCTCGGCCTTACGAGATACGAACGCCTTATATAAATAACGTAGAGTCCAAACTTCCCCACATCCTATTTCTAAGATATCCACAGGGCGACCAAGTTGTTTAGCCCTGCCCATAATTATCTGTCCCATTTTACAGAACCTAGATATATGAGCCAATTCATCAGGACGCCAGTTAGCCAATGTACCAGCACTAGCTATATCCATACGAGTGTTTTTTGAATTATTTGCGTTTACCGCAAGTTTCTTTCTAATAGATGCCATTTATTTCTCCTTTGGCAAAATGGGTGGAAAGGACGGCGAGTTTGTGAAGTTCATACACAGCAAGCTGTAGTAACCCCCAGTGTGACCGCCCTTTCCGCATCGGCGAGACTAGCTAAGAATACGGATGTATCCTTTGTCGACCATCTCACGATGATAGTGTTTATAGATTTTATCTACAGATTGTTTAGTTATGAGAACAGGTTCTAACTTTTCCCATAAAAGACCTATGGTTGTAGAGCCTTGAAAATCTTTATCTAAGACGTTTAGGATAGCCATCATTTGAGGCGCACCTTTTTCAGGATATTTAACAAACTCCACCCTTGTGTTTACTTTTAAACGTCCTGTATTAGAACGACCCTGCGCTCTTAACATTTCTGTCCTGCGAGATTCGGCATTACTCATAGCCGCTTCTTTATCAAGCATAGCCACATGCTTTTGACCTTTATTATTAAACTGATCTGGTTCCATAATTAACTTTCCCTTATGAAATTTAGATTTGTATTTATGACGAGGAAACTTCTCCTGTTCACCAAAATCGTGGTCAGGAGACCACTGCCATGCGTCATGAGCTGTCTGTATCCATCCCATTCTTCTTTCTCCTCTTACTCTATTAAGATTTTAGACTTAATTTAGATTTTTTTAAATAACAAAATCTTCTACAAGGGAAAATATTTATTGGTCATCGGCTGTACGATATGCAAATTTTGTTTAGCTCTAGTTAATCCTACATAAAATACACGAGTATCATCGTCAGGATGTTTTTCATATTCTTTCCAAGTGCGGTGAGGAATATCAGTAAGTAACAAAACATTGTCTGCTTCACCACCTTTAGCAGAGTGTATAGTAGATAGTTTAACGCGAGGTGTTTTAGTTATCTTCTCACCCCTACGAAGCATCGAAAGAATATAACTTCTCTCTGCAGGGCTTATGGCATCAAACATGTCGTGCCAGATCAAAGGCTCACCAATGGAGGCTTTTTGCAAGACTTCCGCCAGAGTGAGCTTCTCGTCTTGCGGAGTATCTTCGAGTATCTTCTTTTTCGAACTTTTGATGTACGAAACAGCTGAAACCGCCTGTTCGGGATAAAGAGTGTATCCTTTTCGTAATTGTTCCCAGTTTTTAACGGCATTTATTTTCTTTTCAGAAATAGAGGGGTTTTCCTTACGCTCAAAATATACACCAAGACTGCGACAATGTGCGTCTATTTCATTTAACAAATAATTAGACCGTGATAATATTAACCACTGCCCAGAAAGGAGATCAACATGCTCGAAACTTGCTTCGCTAATGACCTGTCCTTTTTCACTTCGGGGCTTCCAAGTTTTATTTGTTCTTGTCTTAACACGTCTTATCACTCTGTCGGCTATCTCATGGACGGAACTAGGGATGCGGTAACTTTGATCCAAAACTCTAGCATTCCCTTTACTTATAGAAACGAGATGATCCACGTCTGCCCCTGCCCATCTAAAAATAGCTTGATCATCATCTCCGGCAATATAGACTCTCTCCGAGTTTTGTGCCAATACATTTACTAGCTTCCACTGTAAAGGACTAAGATCTTGAGCTTCGTCTATGAACATAACTTCTAGTTTCGGAGACAATTCTTTTTCTACACAAAGTGAAAGCATGTCTGTGAAATCTAAAAGACCTCTCGCTTTTTTAAATTGTTGTAACCCCTTAGAAAATCTCTCTAACACGTGCCAATCAACATCCTCGTCATAATGCTGATGCCATTGCTGTCTTAACTCTACGTTTCTTAAACGAGATAAACCTTCTATAAATCTAAGCCTATCATCTTTAGATAGCATAGATATAGACCCCTCCTCCATTTTTGAATCACCAGTAAGACGCATACCCATTATATCGCTGAACTCGCGATACTGTGGACCGTTCATAACGCCCTGACGAGATAGACCTAACATCTTATAACAAAGAGAATGTAGCGTTCTAAAATTTGGTAATTCTTTTTCGTCTAAACCAAACCTATCTATCGTTCTCTCTCGTCCTTCTTTAGAGGCTTTTTTAGTGAAGGCAAAGTATCCTATTCGATCAGGCGGAGTACCCTGCTCCATCTCCATTTCTATAAGGTTCAATATTGTTGTTGTCTTGCCTGTTCCAGGAGGACCAAGGATAATCGACCATGTGCTGGGGTCTTCCATTAGAACGGCTCCTCTTTCATGTCTGGTATTTGATAACCCTCTTGCTGTAATGAATATTCAGGTATAAACCAAACTGTTACACCTTTACCCTTCACATGAAAAAAGTGATGACTACCGCCTAACTCACGAAGCCTCGCCGCAATATGATTACGACCATATTCTCTAAACTGTTGTCTGTTAAAATAGTCTAATAGATCTTTAAGCCTGAAATATGTTTTACCTTCTTCTGTCCAAGGCTTACCTAAAAGTATTTCATCTCTGCTTTGAGCTTGCGCTCGCTCAGTACAGAACGCTTCTAAAAGCTCCATGAACTGTCCTTGCACCGATACGTCTTGTGGTACTTCGATTATCGACACGCTATCCAGTAACTGCTGTATCGTAGTTCGCCAGTTATTTTGACGTTGGGTAGGAGGCATGGTATTAATCGCATCCATACACCTACGTTGAAACTTCGTCTGGTTTTGTAACTCTTCTGTCGTAAGCTCTATCCTTTGCCCCTCGACATCTAAGAACCATATAGGCGGAGAAGAATCTTGTTTTTGAAGATTACCAAACTGTGGCAATCCTCCTGATGCCCCTACCCCATACTCACATGTTCTACAAACAGCTGCATTACAAAAAGCAGCGATAGGCTGATCATTACATTTATATTGGTAGTCTTTATTTCCTAAAGCTCGAACAACAGTCAATACTTCTTGCGCACCGAGAGGTGGCTTCATGTACTTAAAATTAAATTCTTCTACTTTACGATCCCAATCGTCTTGATGCTTTTTTCGTAGAAATACACCTAAATCAAATAAACCATTATTACGAGTTCCTTCGGGAAACCCCATAGAACAAAGAACCTTGAGACAAGGTGGTGCGCCTACTAAATCAGGGTTATCTTCTGCATTAACAATAGATGGAGGAGCAAGGTTTTCTAATTCACGTTTAGAAATCTTTTTATCGTTTGCGTGTTTTAAAAACACCTTAAGATCTAATATACCCTCGCCTTCATCGTTATGCGCATATCTTGTAGAATTAGATCCCCCAAAATAAGGCATGTTTAGAATGTTCCCTCTGTCTCCTTTTTCTAAAAGAAGTTTCGTTTGTTTAGGGAATATTTCAGCTGTTCCGTAACCAAAAGATGCCGCAATCTCTTTTAACTTAGACTGCATGAGAGAGGCTGATACAGGCTCCGATACAAAACAAAATACATGCGCTCCTCCTGATTTAGAGCGAGCGACTATAAAAGGCATTTCGCCTCGTTTTACTAAACGCTCAATAAGCTCTGCAAGATTAAGAGGATAAGTATCAATATCTATAGCACCCCAAACGCAAGTGTTATCCTCGCATATTGGAACTATGCCTAGAGACTCTTTACCATCTAAATGATTAGTCCAAAGTTCTATGAGACGATCGTCATCTATATCTTCTGATACGACACGATATTGTCCTTTTTGTTTTCCTGGACCATTATCTTCATTTGGCCTATAACTTCCATAGGCTAATTTTAAACCAGTAAATAAACTAGCGAATTCTGACGCAAGTGACATACGCTTCCCTTTCTATGGTCAAACTAAGGGCAGAGCTTTCACCCTGCCCTTAATAAATTTACTAACCTAGAAAGGCACTTCGTCAGAAGGTTCTTCTACCTCAGTTTCTTTTACAACAACTTCTCCGCCCTTTATCATACCGAGGAACTTTTTGCCCTCTTTCATTATATCAGGGTTGGTAGTTGGTCCTTCTAAACCAATCGAATATCCATACCAAGAGCCACGATCGTTTTGTTCAGCTACCGTTTTCACACGGTATTTGTACATGAACATAGGCGCGTCCACCATCTGTCCGTTATGCTGTACTTTCCGAGTTTTAAGCTGCATAACCCACTTCTTGGCCTTACTGAGCTGACTAGAAGACATGGCAATTACGGCTTCAGACCATTGAGACTCGTCCTCAGAACAAATCATCACATAGAAGTTTGCTGTTTCTGCTATGTAATTACCGTTCTGTAAAACGAACTGACCCCTGTCGTTTTTTGTACACTCAGCAAGGATATCACGACTCATGTGGTCATCTACTTTACCACCGCCACTTTCGCGTGGTTGCCACTCGACATACCTTTTTTCATAGTAACAAGGGACAACTATAATCCCCTCATCCCCATCATGCGCATCACCTAAACCTGTATTATACAAATTACCTTGCTCTGCGCCTTGGATATATTTACCATCGTTTTTATTAAGCTGAGGACTTAGTGCCTGTAAGATGGTTAAATAAGGAACTGTAGTGTCATCCTGAGTAAGATGCTCTAAGCCTGTACCAAGTTCTAATAAATCATCTGTAATTACAGCTACTGATCCGCCCTCTGCTTTTACAGCTACTTCTGAAGTTTTTTGAGCCATAGTATCCTCCTATTTGGCTATCGTGGTTTTGAGTCCAGTGTACAAGCCGAATAAATCGACAGGCACATCTGTTCCCTTTTCAAGTTGTTCTTTTGCAAATGCTTTTAATCGCATATGATGCACGGCTTCTTTAGTAGTAAGTTTACAACCGTGAGAATGCAAATGGTCAAACATCTGATTGAACTTTTTTAGTTCTACTTCAGTCCTACCAAACTTCGCATTTATCTCTTTGTCGATTAAATCACCAAAGCCATTATCTTCAAGCCAAGCATGGGCTTGCTCTAAATTAGCCTTACTGATGTGTGCGTTTACAAAAGGTTCTACTTTTATTCTTGAACCGTCAGCTAGTTTTATCTCTGATAAACCAGCTTCTGCCAAAGCATCTGGAAGATCATGCTCTCTTACGTTACGCAATTCTTCTTTTTTAGCCTTCAGTTGATCCTCAAGCGTAGTTACACCACGCTCTAATTCCAACTGTTTATTTGCCAGATCGGCAATGCGACGCATTTCTGTGTCGGTTGCTTCGACGGATAGAGTATTTATCTCCTCGCTCCCGAGGATATCGTCGAGATTTTCACTCATCTATGTCTCCATAGTTCTTAAGGTTTATGTTGATAGGATAATACATCCTTTCTTGTTTATCCCATTTTAGAAGATTTAATTTACCGTTCAGATAATCTGAAACGATAGCGGATGCGACTCCAATCGCCGCAGGATCACCAGACAATAACAAATAATCATCGTCGGTAATTTCTCGTAGCTCTTGCCTCAACCTATTTACTGTTGGAGCCGAACTAAAAATAATCTGTCGTCGTGCTGGCAGTAAAACTTTTATATTCCCAAACTCAAGTGCAGGGGTCAAGTTCCATGTGCCAAAATCCTGTATGACGTAAACTGTGCTCATTCTTCTTTCTTCCTCTTTTTTAATCCTATATTTATTTATACAGGTTTTAAAGTTTAATTTGTTGTAAAAGCTCGTCATAATCTCATAATGTCATAATTTAGTAGGTAACTCTCTGAAAATATTATTAAACTATCCTATGAGATTAGTTATGAGATTATGAGATAGATAACACGTCGCAAGGCACTTTATGGTCTTTAGAAAATTTATCTGCTAGAAAACCACTATAGGCTTTTATATATTCCTGCACATCTACTGCTTGTGAAGGATTAAGTTTTAGCAAATCATCGTTTAGTTTTTCACGCACATTTTCAAAAACATCCATCAATAACAGATTGCCCATATAGATTTGTTCTAAACAATAAAATAAAAGCTCTACACGATCCGCTATTTTTATATAAAGTCTTTCGTTATGCCAATTTTCTGACCCTGCTAGATGCGGAACTCCGTGTTTTTCACTCTCCGTAGGCCAACCCATTCTTTCTAAAAACCCTTCCTCTATCCATTCTAAAGTATCTTGAAGTCCAGGATGTTGCCATTTCACATTAGCAGGAACATCGCCTGTCACTATTTCTGGAACATCGTGACGAAGAGCGAATACTAAACAACTTCTTGATACACAGGGGAAAAGATCTAATAGGATCATAGCCACGCCCCAACTATGAGCTGCTATATTCTGTTCGTCTCCGTTCATAGGTTTTATATGTAACCTACGGATGCGTCCTGCCATGCGGTGATTATACACCGCTTCGCTTCGAGAATACTCCATTACTTTCTACCTTTCTATACTTTACTCACCCAACATACTTTAGTATAAGTAATTGTAGAAAGATAGGAGAAAGTAATGTATAATTTCAAATTTAAAACGAAACCTTATGACCATCAATTAAAGGCGTTAGAAAACTCTTGGCAAAAAGAAGAGTTCGCATTGTTGATGGATATGGGTACTGGCAAGTCTAAAGTCTTAATAGATACGATAGCTGCACTTTATGACGCAGGTAAAATAGATTCAGCTGTAATTTTTGCTCCGAAAGGGGTATATAAAAATTGGGTAGCTAAAGAGCTTCCTGCGCACATGCCAGAGCATATTGAATGTAATATAGCTTATTGGGCTTCGCCTCTTACGGTAGCTCATAAGGACTCTATAAGAGCGATATGGATTCCAAATTATGACCTTCATATATTTGTTATGAACATAGAGGCTTTATCCAGCGGTAAAGCAGAAGAGGTCGTAACTAAATTTATTAGAAGTCATCAAGGGAAAACTTTAATCGCTATAGATGAATCTACTGTTATAAAAAATCATAGTGCTAAAAGAACTAAGGCTTCGATAAGAGTATCTAAAACGGCAAAATATAAACGAATATTAACAGGTTCTCCAATTACTAAATCTCCTCTAGATCTTTACTCTCAGTTTTTATTCTTAAATGAAGAGCTACTAGGGTTTAGATCTTATTATGCATTCTGTAGTAGATATGCTGACATGGTCAGAAGAACATCTAGTTCACATAGTTATAATCAAATATTGGGATTTAGAAACTTGGAAGAATTAACCGAATCAATACAGCCTTTTTCTTATAGAGTTACGAAAGATGAGTGTTTAGATCTACCTGATAAAAACTATATAAAAAGATCTATAGAACTAACACCCGAACAAAAGAAAATGTACAATCAAATGAAAAAGACTGCTGTAGCTTTACTGGACGATATGGAAATGGTTACAGCTAACGCAGTGATTACTCAGCTTCTTAGGCTACATCAAATAAGTTGCGGTTTTGTAAACACTGACGACGGTAATCTTGTTCGTTTTAAAAATAATAGAATGTCAGAATTACTTTCCATACTCGAAGAAGTAGACGGTAAAGTAATCATATGGGCTAATTACCGACACGATATTATGGCGATCGAAATGGAACTTGCAAGAGCTTATGGTCCAAGTTCCGTAGCTACTTATTTTGGAGACACAGACGGAGAAGCAAGACAAGATATTGTTGAGCGTTTTCAAACGAGTGAAGATCTAAGGTTCTTTATAGGACAACCTAGAACTGGTGGATACGGTCTCACGCTTACAGCAGCAAAAACTGTAATTTATTATAGTAATAGTTACGATCTTGAAGTAAGGTTGCAATCAGAAGACAGAGCGCACAGAATAGGGCAAACTTCTTCTGTTACCTACATAGACATCGTTGCTGAAAAAACAGTAGATGAAAAAATAGTTACTGCATTGCGAAAGAAGATAAATATCGCAACACAAGTTCTTGGAGAAAACTGGAAAAAATGGTTGATCTGATTGAAGAATTTAAGACTTTACGAAAAAAATCTGGTTTAAGTCAAAAACAAGTTACCGATGACACTGGAGTTAGTGTAATCACGGTATATACTTGGGAGGCTAAACAGAGACAGCCCACTCTTTCTAATTTTAATAAGGTACTAGAAACAATGGGCTACGAGCTTACTATTCAGCCAAAGACCTCATACGATCCACCAAACGTCTAGCTCGATTTGGTACTTGAGTATACCACTTTGAGTCTACCATTTCATCTGCGGCTTTATCCCAATCTCTAGCATCAACCCCTGCTTTCATGCCTTTAAATTTAGACAATCTTGGTCTGCCCATATTGAACATCATGTTACAAATGATGTGTTGTGCTTCTTCTGGTAAGTCTTCAAAATCTTCATAAAGAACTTTGCACTCATCAATAGTTACTGCCATGTCTAAAGAAAATAACTTTTTGACACGCTCTTGTTCTACTACTGTTCCAACAGGCTTACCATATTCTTCATCAGACTCGGTAATTAAATGTCCAATACCGCAAGTTGGTAAGCCAAGATGATCTAGATAGACCTCATACTTACAACCTTCGTCTTCAGCTATTTCTTCTCTTAATCTATCTTTGTTCATTTTTTAAATCCTTTTAATCCACGAATACCAAAACTTGCACCTATCGAGGCGTACATCGCCCACTGGAACCATTCTGGTGTACGCGACAAAGCTGCAAAACCGTCCTCAACATATGGTTGAGTAAATGGAATGAAACACATTCCAATTATGACGATAAAGAGGATTGTCCACGCCTCGTCTTTCCATGAGTTATCTGACGCTTGCGCCATAATTTTTTCCCAGCCAGCTTCGTGTGTTGCGGCTGTAACCATAACTTGTGCCTCTGCTTCAGCGCGAGCTTTAGCTACTGCGCCCTTGGCCTTAGTTTGCTCAACTTTTGATTCCATCCACGACCCAGCAAGATTCGCTATTGGTCCTATAAGAGCCTGTATCATTCTATTATCCTTACAATATAGTTTGAACCATCATCATTCTTCTCAATCACAACTGTTTTGTTTTCACAAGCATACCTGACAGATGTTGATTTTTTGTATAGGTTTCTTTCTATCTTTCGTTTGGTCTTAAGACATTTAGATATTTTTTCAAATGCCGTATGTTCTGCAACATCACCGCCCATATAGAGTATCAATGTGATTGTTTCAGTTACCACGTTGTCCGTTCCTCATTTTTTCTATCTGTTCTTCAATATTAGTTAATCGTTTCTCATAGAAATCTAATGTTAGCTTTTGTTGTTGGTCATGGGGCGCACGACCTTCATCAATTTGTTCTTGCAGTTTTGCAAGCTGCTCAGACAAATGTTCTATTAACATAAACTGCTCTGAGTCTGCTGGCAACGAACCAGCTTCACCTCTAGGCCACTTAATACGAAACTCTGTATTCTGTTCCAGGTCTGCTTCTATCAAGATAATTGTATTCTCTATACTATTTAATCTTTCTATGATTCCAAAATAAGCCCAAGTGCCAATGGCGGCCCCAACTACCATCGCAATTAAGTTGCGAATAGGCATGGATAATTCAGTATTCTCATTTAGTTTGGTTGCCACTACTCAACACCTAGAACTTTTGACAACCCAAAAACTTCAAGCATTATAAAAGTAAAGAAAAGCAATAAGATTGAACCAGCTATTAATTTACCACTAAAATTAGTAGACCCTATTTTTATAGCTACAAACTCATTACCAAGTATACGCAAAACGAGTTCAAAACTATTTTGACCAACATTAACAGAAACAGTCTTTTTCTTTTCTTCAGTCACAGCTTTCTTTTCCCGCACACTCTTCTGGAAAACAATGCGCCATCATTCGATAATATTTATTTTCGTACGTTGCTTCCCACATATCTTCATCTATAAGGTAGACACATTGTTCTTCTGTCATTACTTGCTGCAGAACTATTTGATTACCAATATACTCCCAGTCGATACCGTTGTTGCCCCACATAGTTATTACTAATAGGAACCCTTTATCCATCATTTTTTCGCCATATAAGCCTGTGCGCCAAAATAAAACCCTACAATAGATGCTTGACTAAGAAATAGCATATCACTTAAACTAGCTAAAAACTCTAATCTTTTTTCTGGTATCCATGGTACAAGTGGCAAAAGTGCGAAACCAACCATACTAGCCACAGCAACCCAAGCCATTCGCTTTTGAGCATCAGCTTTCTCCTCTCGGAGTTCTAACTCAAGCATATCTTTAGAATGAGCGATCTCTTTGTCAGTTACAACACCGTCGTCATCTAAATCAAATTTATTAAATCTAGAATCTTTTTCTAATTTTTTAGACATATTAATTTTTCGCTACTGAAATCATCATAAACAAGAATAACCCAACTACTACCATTACCAAAGCAAATATACCGACTCCTAGTTTTATGTTTTCTTCTAGTTCTCTAGCCTTTTTCATTTGTTCTCTATGTGCAGCTGCTGCAGCCTCTTTTGCTTCTCTTATTCTTCTTGCTCGTTCATCCACAATAGATCTCCATGTACCATGACCAAACCGCATATCAACCATAGTGGCTATTTCTTGCATCTGTTCTTGAGCTAATTTAGCGTCTATTATTTCTTGAGCGACATTTTTAATGCCAAACTGGTCTCCAACAGATTGTCCTGATTTTTGATTACGTTTTTGCTGAACTTGTTTTTCACCTTCAAACAAGTTGTCAATATAATGTGCAATGTCCGATACATCATTAGCTGTGCCAATCGCTGACTTTAGACCATCGACAGCTGCTTTAAATAAAGAGATACCAGCAAGTGCGGTAGAAATAGGTTCCATGTATCATCTATTCCCCGCTTCTAATTCTTGTAAAATTGCTCTTGCGTTTCCAGGTTTATCTATTGTTTGATTATCATCAATAGGGTAATCGTATCTTCCAAAAAGAACACGTCCTATAGTTTTTTCAAGCTCAGAGGATAAAGGTGACTTCATAGAGGCTTTAGCTGCTTCCGCCATTGCTCTAGGGTTTGCAAGAGCCGTGGTTAAAGCATCTTCCTTTACGTTCCCTCGAACTTTATTAAAGGCTGTTAGAAAGCGTCCAGGACGGGTAAACAGACCAACGTAGCTTCTTATAAGACCTGTTAAAATATCACCTTCTTTTCTTGCCCCACGTGTCGGAACATCTGTAAGAGCCGCTTCAGTTGCGTCAACTACAGTACGAAGATTTTGTACATATTCTTGACCAAATAAAGTAGATAATTTATCTTTATTTCCGTCTATATACTCGCGCATAGCAACAGGATCCATGACCTCTCGACCATTGACTGTTTTAGTTCTTCCTGCGGCAGGGTTCCATATATCTTTATAGACGAAGGCTTTATAGGTATCCAAAAGTTCTGGAGACTCACGAAGTAATAGATGAACTTGATCGAATTTAGAAAACCTATCTGCTTTCCAAGTATTTTCAAATATTGTTTCTGGCTCTACAGCTTTACCGCCTCCTAAATCAAACTGACGGTTTATTTTATCAAGGGTAGCTTTTTGTCTAGCCTGAACTTGAATAACTTGCTCTGAGAACTCTGAAGCTGAACCAAGAGCAGCTCTTTCGCCTTGAGATAAATAAGTATCCATTACCGCGCCATACTCGTCTATAAAACGATTATGAGCAGCAACATCTATTTTTTGTATCTGACCACGACTATCTCTTTTTACTACTGTGTCTTGCCATTTTTTACGAACAGCCGCACCCACATCATAATACAAACTAGCATTAACAGGAGTTTTAAGTTCAGACGCTATGTCAAGAACAGCCGTTTTTCCTGTTCGATCCTTTTGAAATAATAGATTCCAAGCGGCTTCAGGATTTTTAGCATTGCGTAATTTAGCAACAGCTGAAAGTTGTGTATTTCTAAATTTCCTAGAAAAGTCTGCAAACGAATCATCTAATACTTTTAATTCATCGGCTAACCCTGCTGGAGCATCTTTACGAGAGATAACACGACCACGGGCTTTTTCTAAAGCATCTACCATTTTTGATAATGTTTCAGGATAAGGAGCGTCTTCCCCTGTCAGTGTCTTTTTATATGCTTGTCTTTCAAGTCTTCTAAGGTCTCTAATATTTTCATTAATAGTACGGAGCGATACATTTTTTACTGAAATCGCTCCGCCTTTTTCTCCTGTTACAAAGTTGTCGTAAACTTTATTTACGACTTTACGTTCTGCGTCATTTAAAAAAGGTCTATCAGCAAAAGTTTTACGAATATCTGCAGCAATACGTGCCGCTTCACTTGGCTTTATTCCGCCTTTACCAACAATAACAGAATCCACACTAATACCAGTTGAATTAGACCAACGACTAAATAAATCCTCGTATTGTTTACCAATAGCAGCACTAGCATTTTCATAAGACTTTCCGATAGCTTCTTTAGCAGCGTTACCAATAGAAGAAGCATCAGCCACACTAGATGGTAAATTAACTGCGTCATCTATAGCTTTTTCGACATTCATTAAAGCGTCATCAGTAAGAGCTTTTGTTTGCGCAGTTTGAACATTTAAACGAGTAGCCGCTTCTTCTTGTATACTTTCGCCTAAACGAAGACGTTCTACTTCGCCCATACGAGCAGCTTGTCCTTCAACTCCTATGGGCATAGGAGCTTCTTGCGTAGCCTCTTTAACAGCTTTTTCAGCGGTAAGCGCGGCTGTTCTACTAGGCGTTAATACTGCTTCAGCTGTTTCTCGAGAAGGAGAAGTAGCTATTATAGCTTCACGTTCAGCAAGTTCTGTTGCTGCTGCTTGCATTGCACCCGCTTCAGCAGATCCAACTTCTTTTGATGCTGCTTCTAAAACTTGAGCAGAAGAAGGAGTGATACCTTTTTCCGTTGCCATTTTACCAGCAGGAGAGGCCATATATTTATCATAGGCTCTAATAAATGTAGCTTCGTCAATATCAAAACTAAATTTCGGACTAGCTAAACCCACCGCCCTAAAAACAGGTTTTAATATTTTAAACGCAGCTGCACCACCTACGCCAAAAATAGCACTTAATTTTCCTTCTTGAATCGCTTGTTGTACGATTTGTTCATCACCAATTTCTTGAGGCAAATATCCTTGTAATTGAGCAAATTTTAATCGTGCCATAGAGGAAACTGCTGCAGCAATAGAAGCAGCAGCAATAGAGGGTACACCTGTTTGACCAACTCCTGGAGTGAGTGCAGCTAAAGACCCTGCTGTAACTTCACTAACTATTGGTAAAATTGTATCGGCTGAAATATCCGCTAAATCTCCAGGAACATCCAAATAGTTTTCGAGAGTAGCAAAAGGATCAAGGACATTGTACTTACCTTCAAAGCGAGGGTCTTTAAATTCTAATTTACCACTTGATGGACCAATCCGAAGTCCAAGGTCATAAGAATCATCTATCAAACCTTCATTTTTAAAATAACGCTGTAGATTAAATTCTATATTCTTTTTATTAAGCTCATCATCAAAAAGGCTAGTAGTGCTAATTTCAGCTCTTAATTTCGTAGGGATACCTTCGTTAAGGATTCCAGATTGTCGCGCAAGTTCAAATGCTGACGGTTCGTCTGGTTGACTACCGCTAGTTAATTCATCCTCTGGCATTAATGTTCCAGTAGGCGAAAACATGCCAGCTGTTCCCACTATGGCAGGACGTACCCCTGTTGCAGGAAGCCTTGCATTGACTTGTGGTAGAACATTTGTCGAAGTAGCTTGTTGACTAGCTTGCATCAACCTTTGGTCAATAATATCGTCAAGCAGACCCATAATTATTGCTCGCTCTTATATTTTTTATAAAGTTCTAATTTATCAGCATCTACTTTATCAATAGCATTTTTTAACCCATTCGGGTCGTTCGCAAATATAACCCCGAGCTGATCTATAGCATTAAAAAGACTCAAATCTTCTTGCGAATAATTTGAAGGAGGCGGAGGATCAACAGCCCCTGCACCATCGCCGCGATATTTATCTAAACTTTGCATACGAATAATTTGACCGTTTGCTCCTGACGGATCATAAATAACACGGTCTACTATATTTTTACGAATACCTGAATTTTTCTTTAAAAAAGAATTTAAATCAAAATTTGTTCGATCTTCAATATCTGAGTCTTCTAGCTCCTCTACCTCTTTTAAATATTTAATATTTCCAGGAGATTGATGAACTTTATTATAGCGAACTGCATAATCGTTCGTTGCTGTAGTTAAGGCTTGATTAATACCTGTAACTAAAGTATCTGCATTAGCAAACCACTTACCTTCGGCTATATCGCCTCCGCCAAAAGTAACGAGAGCTGCTGCAACGTCTTTATCTGTTAATTTACCTGTTTCGCGACTACCTGCTAAAGCATATGCAAAACTCATTAATTGACTTTGTAATTCAGTATTACCTTTAGCCATTTTTTGTAAATTTGAAAACACTTGACCTACTGTATATTTAGAACTTCCAAGCCCCGACGAAGATACAGCTTTTTGAGTGCTACCTGTCATGGCATTTGTTATAGCACCGCTAGTATAACTACTTTGATTATCAGAAGCGTTTTCACCGTAGGCATTATATAGTGCGGTAAGTTGACCTTTAACACCACCCGTGTATCTTCCAAGCCTAGCTAAAACACCAACATTATCTCCAGGAGTCTCTCCTGAAGAAAGAGAACGCATAAGACCGTCTGCAAGACCGAAAGCAGAAGCTAAAGCATTTCCTTGTTTACTTAATGCATTAGCTTTTTCAATCGCGTCAGAAGCTGCGTAAGCTCCTGCTGCTCCCTCACCTGCCGCAACCATTTGACCGTCTGCAAAAACATACGACATTGGGATTTTACGTGAAGTTAAATTAGTAATAGCTCCATCTACTTCTGATTCTTGCTCGACTAGAGCTTTATATTCTGGAGTATTTTCTTTACCCTCTAAGCCTTGAATAGCTTTTCTAAGATCAGCTCTTTGTACAAAAAATCGTTGAAGCTGATCGGTAGGCTGATCACCAATAGATCGTTTAATACCAAGAATACTTACTAATCCACTTCCTGCTTCACCAACTTTAGACTTATCAGAAAAACCTTCAATCGTATAAAATTTTCCATCTTGAAACTCTTGATTACCAAATTGAGTTGGAAATAATTTTTTATATCGATCAAATTCTTCTTTAGTTGAAATAGTAAATGAAGACTCTACAATACTTTTAGAATCAGCGACATTCGCTAAGTTTAAGCCCTTATTTTTTAATAAACCAAAAACATGAGCAGGAACGTCTTTAGCGTCAACATCATCAAACGCGCCTTTAATTAAACTCTGACTAATAATCGGTAGAGCTTGTGCTTTTTGATCATTACTCAAAAGATTTATGGTAGAAGTAATTGAACTAGATATATTTTTAGATGCTGTTTCCTCCATTTTTCGTTCATTTTGGAAAAACTTAGAAAACTCCATTATAAGTTTAGCAGATTCTTTCTTTTGATCTCCGATTTGTTTAGCAAGTTGTAGACCTAATGTTTTACGTTGTTTTTCATCTTCACGATAAACACCAAACGCTAACTTATTCATCATATCGGAACGGCCACGTTTTTCTTTAGCCCTAGCTTTACCAACAGCTAATCCTTTTTTACCTGAAACAGCAAGATCACCTAAGAA